CTACGACTACGCCAAACAGATGATGCTGCTGTACGCGGAAAACCAGCGCCTGAAGGCCAACTCGTCCAAGGTGGACGCGAAGGCAGAGATGGCGAAGGAACAGCAGAGACTGACGAAGGGCGAGGCTGCCATTACCCGCGACCCGCGTCCGGCTAACACTGACTCATACACTCTGGCGATTGCGGAAGCCAAACGGAAGGGCATCGACCCGTCCACTCCCCGCTTCGCTCAACTGCTTGCTAAATACGAAAGCTAACCCATGTCCGGCTCACAGGATCCCGTTTCCACCACCACTCTTGCCAACGTCGCTCGCGGCGCTTGGGAAGGCGTCAGCGACCATGATCCCCTCTTCAAGGAGATCAAGAAGGCTGGCGCGATTGAATACGACGTGCAGGGCGGCTCTGATGGCACCCAACTTCAGTCGCAGACCTATGAACTGTCCGGCGCTATCGAGGCGGGTCGCATCCTGCCGTCGATCTCGGCCCCCGGTCAGGACATCTCGGCTCTGTTCACCCACAAGAAGCGCTACCAGCGTTGGGTTGCGAACTTCGCTGAGGTCGTGAACGCGACCGCTCTGGACCGTGGTGCTCTGCGCCGCAACAAGGGCAGCGCGATCGTTGATCTGAGCAAGAGCGAGATCCCTGCGATGATCCGTGACACGATCACCGCTGAGAACGGCCTGCGTCACCAGATGCTCCAGATGAACTCCAGCATCTACGCTGGCTCGGGCCTGCCGATTGAGGGTCTGCCGACCCTGCTCCCCGGCAACGGCTATGACGGCAGCGCGACCTACGCCATGGGCGCGGTCACCGCTGGCGGATCGCCCGCGACCGGCACTGCGATTGGCGACTACGACATCGAAGGCTACACCCCTCCGACGACTTCGACCGGAACCGGCACCCTGACGGGCGCTGCTCCTGTTGCCGCCGACAAGGAAGTGGCCGTCAATGGCAGCAACAAGTACCTCGGCCTGGCCCTGAAGCCCGGTCAGCTTGCTGTTGACTCGGCTCAGTGGGACGCTTGGACCCCGACCCTGGTCAACTCCGCCTCGTCCTCGTGGACCGGCACTCTGAGCGACGAAGATGACGCCATCGAAATCTTCCTGTCGTACCTCGTGTTCCGTCTGAGCCGCTTCAGCAACTCGGACCGCATGAAGAAGCCCACGGTCGGCATCCTGGACCGCAACTTCTTTGAGTACCTGGGCCGCAAGAAGGCCGTCCGTGAGACGATCTTTGTCAGCAACACCAACAAGGCCATCAACGTGGCTGAGACTGGCTGGCCGACCGATGTCATCATGCACCAGGGCGTTGCCTGGTTCTGGGACGATCTGATGCCCGCCAACACCGCCTATGCCTTCCCAGGCGCGCAGATGAAGCTCAAGGTGCAGCCGCTGTACCGTGGACTGGAAGATGGCAACCCGCTGAAGGTCAGCGGTGAGGACGCCGGTATCCTGGAGACTGAGATCACCCGCGACCCGAATCGTCGCCAGTGGCTCACCTCGTGCACCTTCCCCGGCCAGTTGATCTGCAACCCGCGCTACTTCGGTCGCGCCAGCCCGTACAGCGGTGCGGCCTGAACTAACTGATGCGAAGCCCCTGGTAGGGTGTACCTGCCAGGGGTGGACCATCACCCTCGTATCCGGCTAGTCCGGTAGAGAAAGAAAACCACATGTCTCTCCTTCACGCTCCCATCACTGTCGGCACGGCTTCGTCCAACGCCGCTCACAAGGCTGATCTCGGCAAGCTGGTCTTTGCCAATGGCAAGATCTACATTGTCGCCAAGCTCGTCACGACTCTGGCTGATGCCGGTGGTCGCGGCGTTGTCACTGAGTTCGTCGCTGGTGCGCCGACCTGGAACGTTGACCTCCCGGCCAACCCCCAGGGCTACGCTTTCGGCGTCATCCCCAAGGGTCAGAAGGGTTCGACTGGCACCACCAGCCTGATCGCTGGCGACTACTTCCTGCTTCAGGTCGGCGGCCCGTGCACCATCCTGTCGGGTTGCACCCTGATCGACACGACCGCTGTGCAGGACGGCCTTGCTGTGCAGTCGCTGGGTCTTATCCTCGCGTATGCCCAGATCACCAGCATCACCGTCAGCCTTGCCCAGCAGCTGCGCAACAACAGCTATCTCACCCAGTCGGCTGTCGTTGCCCTCTCGGGCGACGGGACTGCGGTCCTCGCCGGTCTCATCTGAACTGACGGCTGAAGATTGTGATTACCGGGTAGACCCCGGCGTCAACCACTCGCTCTTTGGGCGGGTGGTTGTTCGTTTGTCACCGGACCCTGCCGTTGACTCCCTGCTGTCTCAACTTACAAGCGTGCCGGAGGATTTGTATGGAGCACAGTTCTACGCCGGTTGTCACCATACTTAATCGTCTGGAAGATCCGACGCTGGAACTGCACGAGTCGCATTTCTTGACGTTTGGTGATGATATTTTGGACACTGTGATTGGGATAGATGTCATAAAAAGCAACGCCTGGCTTCTAAACGCTGATCCGCTGCCTGTTGGCATCTACCATGGCGATAGCATATCGGTCGGTTCTGGCCCAAGTCTGGACCAATATATCCCATTTCTGCGTGAGGCGCAGGACAAAGTGTTGATTGTGGCCTCACATTCAGCAATCCCACGGCTGATTGCATGTGGTATCACCCCGCATGTCATCTGCCCCAAGGAACGGCTCCCCGATCCCGACAAGATCCCGTTTCCACTGCCCGCCAGTGTGGTCTACGCTGGCTTGCCTCTTGTGCCGCACGCGCCTGATATGTGCAGCCGTCACTATTTAGTCGGTGACGTAGGCAAAGTGAGCCGCTGGCTGGGTATCAGCCGTGAGGATATCCCTGTCTCTACCACCTCTGGCACCCTATCGGCGTGGGTCGCTGCCCGTATGGCTACCGGAACATGCTGGCTGGTCGGCCATGACCTGGCCCAAGGCCACTATGCAGGATTTGCATTCGCTGAAGAGAAGCAATGCGGATCTGTTATGTGTGCTGATGGCGTGGAACGTGCCAGCAACCGGGTCTACCGGCAGGCGCTCAACGAACTGGAGGGTATGGCTACCATGTGCCGTATCGTCCAGTGCGCGCCAGGCGGGGCTGTCATCAAGGGAGCCGAGTCCAGGCCGCTAGCCCCGGTCCTAGGCGACAAGCCGTGCCTCCAGCCGCGTCCTGTTGACCGTACAGCCACGAACGGCACCAGGATCGGGCAACTAGGCCAGATCATCCGGCAGGCCGTAGAACGGGCAGAGAAGGCTACGGACGCCAATGGACTGACCGTAGGCGCTCTGTTCGACAAAGAGGACCATCAACTGGGTCAGGTGCTGCTCCAGACCGTCTACCTGTCCGTGAGCATCCTCCGGCGCACCCTGCCGCTGACGGAGCCACAAGCGTACACGATGCTCCGCGATGCCATCCTGAATAGCTTCCGTTCCTTGCAGTATTGGGCAGACCATGGATCTTGACGAGAAACTGTGGCCAGACTGGACGCCCGCTAAGCGGCTGGCGCACACCTACGCGCTGCGTTGCATGGGACATCGCTTCCGCAAGTTCGGCTTTGAGCCATCCGTCAACGTGCTGGACCCTAAGAGCCTGCTGGTATTTGGGCTATGCGTCCACGAACCGATGGCTTCCGCGTGTATCCAGCGGGCTATTGCTTGCGATCCCACACTTTTGCATACTATTGAGCAACCCATATGTCCAGCATAGTCTACCACCGGAAATCAACGACTCTGCGGGACGCTATCATCATACAGGACGGCACCGGGGCGTTTGTTACGGGTCTGACTGATGCGAGCTTTACCAAGCGTCTGTCGCTGGACGGCACCGGCAACCAGTCCACGACTGGTATCACCGTCACTGAGGTCAGCGCAGCCAACAACCCCGGCGAGTACGAGGTTGAGGTTGCGTCTAGCGCGTTCGTTGCCGTCAACGGCACCTACGTCCTCCAGATCGTCCGCACCGCTTCGCCGCTGGATGCCTTCAACCAGATCTACGTCGTCAACGACACCGGCACTAGCGGGTCTACCCCGTCCAGCTTCACGGCTACGGCTGCTGATGGCCGCGTCACCGATGGCGCATCGCCGCTGGCCAATGCCACGGTCTACATCACCCTTGGATCAACCTTCATCACGCAGGCGACGACTGATGCCAGCGGTCTGTGGGGTCCGGTCTACCTGTCAGACGGCACCTTTACGGTGCGCGCCCAGTTGAACGGCTACACGCAGGCATCGGCTACCATCGTTGTCAGCGGCGGCACGGTTACCGGCCCTGGCGCTGATATTGCTCTGACCGCTGGCAGCACCGCCAACCCGATGTCTGCCGCCCAGTTGTGGGCGTACATCCGGCGTCAGTTCGTTGACTCGGTTGGCAGCAAGGCTGACACGATCATCAAGAGCGTGGCTAACGATGCGCTGGATATGGTGTCCAGTGAGCGTCTGTGGCCGCATCTGCTGCGCCGGGCGATGCTCAGCCTCCATGGCCCGTACTCCACCGGCACCATCACGATCACCAACGGTAGCGCCAACGTGGAGTTGGTTGGCGGCACGTGGCCGTCGTGGGCAGCCAGCGGTAAGCTGTTCGTCCAGAACCAGATCATTGATGTCTACACCCGCACCGACAACGACACGCTGACCATGGCTGATGTCTGGGGCGCTACGACCATCTCTGGCGCTACCTACATCCTGTACCAGAACGAGTACGATCTGCCGGATGATCTCTGGCGCTTCCACAAGAACCTGCCCGGTCAGCGTTGGGGCTGGGGCGCTACGCCCATGTCGCTGGCTGATGTCATGGAAGCCGAGAGCGCAGCGGTCTACTCGCAGCGGTTTGCCGATGTGTTCTGTGTGGCCAATGGCTCGTTCATCTGCTGGCCGTACCCGCAGAGTGACGAGATGTTGAACTACACCTACTTCGCCCGTCCGGCGCGGCTGGTGAACGACACCGACATTGCCGACTGGGATCCGGTGCATCTAGAAGTCCTGAAGCGTGCGATGGACTACCAGTTGGCGCGTCAGGTTGGCAAGTCGATGGCCGGAGACGCCGGTACGACCATGCAGGCGTACAAGGAAGCCCTGTCCCGCCTGACGGTGCAGGACAAGTCGGCTACCGAAGTCCCCGCTGTCGGTCTGAATCTGTCCATTGGGCGCGACTCGCCTCGCTGGAAACGGGTAACCTGATATGGCCTGGAATGGCTATCGGGATGACGAGACGGACGTAGGTGATGGCTGGGAAGCCATTGAGAACTGTTCGCTCTACATTCAGGGCGAGTGCCGTCGTCGTCTGGGATTTGGTGCCAAGGTCGATCTTGCCGCTATCGGCTGGTCTGCCGCTGAGATGGGTGCATACGCCGTCATCGCCACATCGGCTGGTGGCATCAAGTCGGTACAGCAGACCACCGGGTCCGTTTCCGTGCTTGCCACTGGTCTTACTGCTACGCAGCGCCCCACATTCGCGTCCATGTCCAGCCGTCTGTACTACGCCAACGGTACGGAAGCCCGCGCCATTGACAGTGGGACTGCCACGGCACGCACCATCGGCATCGTTGCCCCAACCGTAGACCCGACTGCTACAGGCACGGGATCTGGCAGCGTAGACACCGGGCTGCATCTGATCCGCTACCGTTACTACGACAGTACGCTGAATCGGTATAGCAATCCCAGCAACGTCGTGTCCGTTACGACCACTGCTGGTCAGACCATCGACGTTACCTACACGGCCAGTGGTGACGCCACCGTTACTAGCATCATCATTGAGATGACGCCCGTTGGCGCTGAGACGTACTACCGGGCCAAGACCATCGCCAACTCAGGCGCTACGACCAACGTCAACATCAGTGACGCAAACCTCATCGTCCAGATCGCCGCCAGTCGTGATGGCGAGTTCGGGCACGATCAGCCACCGGCAACCTATGATATTCTCTGCGAGCATCGGCAGCGCCTCTGGCTGTGGGATATTGCCACCGGAACCTTGGCATGGAGCCGCGCCCTGTTCCCCGAGTCATGGGACCAGACCAACTACGCCCGTGCTATTACGCTGGATGCTGGCGATACGCCAACGGCTATGTCGTCGTTCTACACGGATATGTACCTCTTCGGCACCCGTAGCATGCGGCGTCTCATCTACTCCAGCGACCCTGCCGCAGCCATGGTCAGCGACATTCCCGGTAACTTCGGGTGCTTCAATCCCCGCTGCGTGATCAAGATTGACGGCGGCGTACTGGTCGGCTGGGGCCGCAACGGCATGTGGATGATCGATGCCATGCAGCCCAAGAAGATCAGCCGCCGGGTGGACAGCACGCTGCAATCGCTGATGGATGCGTCGAACACCACGGCACAGTTCATCGTCTACGAGCCAGAACGCCGTGAGGTGCTGTTCTTCTTCCCGCTGTCCGGTGAAACCTACTGCAAGCGTGCGCTCTGCTGGTCACTGGACACGCAGGAATGGACACTGTACGCGTACCGGCAGCCTATCACGTTTGGCGTGCTAAATACGGCGTACACCGACCGGCAGCGCCTAATGATTGGCGACTCCAACAACTATCTGTGGCGTGTTGGCGTTGCTGCCAACGATGGTGCTGGCGCTGGCGTGGTTACTGTTACCAGTGGAAGCACAACGACCATCATCAACGGAACGAATACAGCCGTTGTCGGGCAGACGCTGTATGTCCCGTCTACTGGCGAGGAACGGCTGATTACCGTAGCATCTGGCAGCCAGATCACGGTCACTCCTGCACTGGCAAATGCCCCGACTGCTGGCATGGAAGCCTACGTCGGCAGCATCCGTCAGCGGATTATGACGGACTGGAACCCCGGCGAAGGCATGAACTTCGCCAAGCGGCCCGATAAGTTCCTCGTGGCCATCCGCCCCGATGACGACATGGGCGACGGTCAGGTCAACTTCTACCAAGACTTCAGCGCCACGGCTGTACCGGCTACGGCATTCGCTGCCGATACCTTCCCCGAAGGCGTCTCGGTTGCGGCTAACGTCATCTCGCTGGACTTTGACGCTGGCGCTACGGATGGCTTTATCCCGGTCCCGACTCCCGGCGACTGGAAGCGCGTCATCCGTGCGGAGGTGATAGCCGAGGCTCCGCTTGACGGCGTCCGCTTCCTTGACGCATCGTTCCGCGACAACAACACGAAGCCTTCTGAGGAAACCTAATGCCTATCTCAACGAACGCCCCGTTCAATGAGTTTGGGCAGTCGCAGATCCTGCGGGATATTGAGCAGTTGTATCTTGCCTTGAATGGCGCTGGCTCTGGTGGCCCCGGTGACGGTCAGACGCAGGACCAGACGGCG